CAAGATTTAATGCGTGTAGCTAAAGAAAAGATTGTTGTCAAAGGTAAAGACCCGTTAGCTGCTGATAAATTAAAAAATGCTGCGGCTGCTAAAAAGATGGCTATATTTGATGCGTTTGAAATATTAGATAGAATACAAGTAGAAGAGAACAAATTGATAGAGGAGGATGAAGGTGTAAAGTTAAAACCAAAAACAGATTTTTTAAGTGCAGAAGAACGAACAAAATAAATTTGTATGGCATGAGTTATACAGCGTGTTGCACAACCATGTACCCAAGGCTGAGTATATTAGTAAAAATAAAAAGAAAGCTTGGGAGTATGGGTATAACGCTAAAAACGATATGGTTGTTATATCTAAAGATGGTACAATAGGAGAGATATATGACATTAATGGCGTTAAAATAGCTCTACCAAAAAAACCTAAAGATTTAAAAAAAGGTGCTAATAAGTGGGAGGTTACAGAGGTTCCTAAAGAACTAAAAAGAATACAATCAATAAACGAGTGGAGATCTAGAGATAATGATTTTAAATCTAAATATGTAGATTATATAGAGGGTGAATTTAATCTTAGGTATAACGGGTATTGGTTTATTAATAATAATGTGCCTACATACATAACTGGCCATCATTATATGTATCTTCAACACACCAAGATAGATGTTGGCCACCCTGATTTTAGAGAAGCAAATAGGATATTATTTATTTATTGGGAGGCTTGTAAGGCAGATAGCAGGTGTTACGGGATGATATACTTAAAGATAAGACGTTCAGGTTTTTCTTTTATGGGTTCATCAGAAGCGGTAAATACAGGTACATTAGCACGTGACTCAAGAGTAGGTATA